AATTTACAACTTAGAAGGGAAGATAAAAGATGTTTACCACTTAGATTTTAAAAAGGTACGTACTAACAAAGAGCAAAACTGCTTTTATGTAAAAAATGATTGGCAAGATAACAGAGAAAAGGCAAGAGCTTACCCAGCATTTACAGGAACTTACAATAAGGATAACCCGTCGCAAGTATTATTTGTAAAGCAATACAATCCAGGCGATGAAATTTACCCTACACCTAATTACTACCAAGCACTTAATTACATTGAAAGTGATGTGCAAGTAAGTAGGCATATTTTAGGTAATGCAAAGGACGGGTTTGTAGCAACAACTGCTATTAACTTAAATAATGGTGAACCTAATGAGGAGCAAAAAGAGCAGGTAGAGAAAGATATTAAAAAGAAGTTTACGGGTAGCGAAGGCGATAGGGTATTATTGTTTTTTAACAAAAGTAAAGATACAGCGGCAGAGGTAATACCATTGTCGCAAACAATGCTTACTAAGGAAGATTTTACAAATATAAATAATTTAATACAACAAGAGATTTTTGCAGGGCATCAAATTACTTCGCCAATGTTATTTGGTATAAAGACCGAAGGACAGTTGGGTGGCAGTAGTGAGATTAGAGATAGTTACGAAATTTTTAACAACACTTACGTAAACGAAAGGCAGCAACAACACGAAGATGTATTTAATAAACTTTTATCTTTTAAAGGCATAAATGAAGATTACAAAATTATACCAGTAGAACCTTTAGGTTATGGTTTAAGAGATGAATTATTGTTAGATGTAATGCCTAGAGAATACTTTTTGGATAAGTTAGGTGTGGACCAAAAATACTACAATATACCTGCGGTAAGGTCAACGGGTGCTTTGCCAATAATTGACAACACAACCGACATAAGCGGAAATATAATAGCACCTGTTAATGAGAATTTAGCAGGTATGAGTGGGCGTAAATTTCAGCAATTAGAAAGGATAGTAAGGAAGTACAAGTCTGGCAAAATAACAAGACAAGCTGCTGCAATGATGCTTAAAAATTCATTTGGCATAAGCGATGACGAGGTAGGTTTATTTTTAGATGACAATAGTTCCGATGCACAATTTGCTATGGAAGATGAAATTGACTTTGCGTTATTAGAGCAGTTTAGCCAATTCGGTGAAGATAAAAATAGCTTTGAGGAATTAAGCCGTAAGGATGCAATACAATCGGAATACTTTGCCGATGTGCAAGAGTTGAGCCAATTAGAAAGTAATATTTTAAACCTTATAAAAAAGGATAAAAGAATTACAACGGAAGTTTTAGCAACTACATTGAAAGTTGAAAAGGCTGTAATAGCAAAGGCTTTAACTAGTATGGAAGATGGCGGAATATTTACCGTAAATAATGTAAAACAAGGCGAAGATATTATTGTAGAAAGGACAGCAACAAATATTAAGATAGAAGCCCCTAAGCCTACAACTACCGAGATACTATTAAGGTACAGTTACGATGGTCCACAAGATGATAAGAACAGACCATTTTGTGCAAAGCTAATGGAGTTAAATAGATTATATAGCAGAGCAGATATAGAAACAATTAGCGAAAGGTTAGGGTATTCGGTATGGGATAGAAGGGGTGGTTGGTTTACACAACCAGACGGTACACACCGTCCATTTTGTAGGCATAAATGGTTTGCTTTAACGGTAGTAAGAAAAAATAATTAATTATGAGTGCAAATGTTTTATTCATAAATGAAACTACTTTAAAGAGTAGAACGGGCATAAGCGATGCTATCGATGGTAAGCAGCTAAAACCACATATCAAGTTAGCACAAGATATGTATTTACAAACTGCTTTAGGTAGTACCCTTTATTTGCGTTTACAGGCTGGTGTAGAGGCAGATAATTTAACAGTTAACGAAACTATCCTTTTGGATAATTACATCACAGATAGCCTTGTATGGTACACTATGAGCCTATTGCCAATGGCTTTAGGTTATCAGTTTTTCAGTAAGGGTGTTTTACAAAAGACAGCAGAAGAAAGTAACGCACCATCAAGAGGTGATTTAGAACTTATAGCAAGTTCTTATAAGTCAACAGCGGAGTTCTATAAGCAAAGAATGATTAACTATTTGCGTGAGAATTACACAATGTATTCCGAGTATTTTAATACTGGTGCAGGTTACGATGTTATTTTCCCAGAGTTAAGGGGTTACACTTCGCCTATTTATTTAGGTAGAAATATAAGTGATTTCAAAAACCGTTCGTTCTCTGGTAACAATGCAACTAATGGCAGTACGTTTACGGTGTATATTACACCAACGGTTGGCGTATCTTTATTTACTATCCCAGATATGACGGCTTCAAGCACGGTATTAATTGCAACAAGGTCAGGGTTGGTTAAGGGAGTTACAAACGCAGCAACGGCAAACACATTATATTTACAAATAAATGGTACTACCTGCACTTTACCAACAGGCGATGTTGTAGGAGTTGACGAAATATTTTCTTTTACTTATAGATAAATATGGCAAAATATAAACAAAAATTAATAGACAAAGTATTGTTTTATGACATACAACCAATTAGTAGCAGAAATACAAACATTGTTGGAAGCAAACCCAATAATAAAGACAGCAAAAAACTCAACTCCAAAGGAGTGGTTAAACCGAGATGAGCAACCCGTTTATCCTATTTGCTGTTATTCACTTAATAGCGGTCAGTTAAATATAGGTAGGCAGCATATATTTAGTGTGCAGTTTTTCTTTTTAGATAAGAGTGGTGCGGAAATGGAATTTGAGCAGGAAGTTATAAGCGACCAGTTGCAGATAGCAAACGATGTTATAGAAACAATTAGAGGAACTAAAAGGGAATATACTATTGAAGATACAATACCCTTTAATACAATATCCGATAAGTACGAAGATTACTTAGCAGGGGTTGAATTTACAACAAATATTACAGTAACAAGCGACTATGACGGTTGCGATACACCAACATAAATTATATGAAAAAATTATTTTCTTTACTTATTGTTTTTATTTCTATAAAATGTTTGGGGCAGGTTTACCAAGTATTGCCTCAATATGGCTATGAAATGAAAAGAGTAAATGCTACATTGGTTTTATTATTGCCAAGCGATACAGTAACTAATAAGACAGGTGTTGCACGTATTGGTACGGTGTTATATTCTGGCAATGGTACAAAATGGACACCTGCAACTGCAACCGATACAACTAGCTTATCAAATAGAATTAATTTAAAATTAAACATAAGCGATACAGCCGCTATGTTAAGTAATTATGCAAAGACTTCGGCAGTAAATTTAAAAGTCAATATAAGTGATACGGCTGCTATGTTAAGCAACTATGCTAAAACATCGGTAGTCAATTCAGGGTTAGCATTAAAGGTAAATATAAGCGATACAGCTACAATGTTAAGTCCTTATGCTAGGACAGTAAATGTAAGGGCAATTATTGCAGATAGTTTGGGTGGCTTACAAAGGTTAAAGGCTTTAAGTGCAGCAGGAGCAGGTATTTATTCTAACTCAGGAACAAAGGTAGCTGAGTGGGGATTAGGTGGTGGAGCAAACTTTGACTTTCACGGATTTGCAGGATATGATATTAATAGGGCAGGAAGTTACACAGTAAGGTCTTTTACAGATAAGAATTATGTTGATAGTGCTATTAGTGCTAGTCCTTCGGGAACTGTTACCTCTGTGGCTACTAATACGGGTTCGGGTATCACAGGTGGAACGATTACAACAACTGGAACTTTAGCAATAGATACTATTGTTATCTCTACTCGTAAATGGAGGCAAAAGGGTATTGATAGTGTTCAGGCTAATCTTACAACTGGGTTGGCTTTAAAGGTCAATATCGCTGACACCGCTTCTATGTTAAGCACTTATTTTCGTAAAGTTGATACTGCTTCTTTGAGCAATCGAATAAATTTAAAAGCAAATATTAATAGCCCTACATTTACAGGAACGGTTGGCGGTATTACTCAATCAATGGTTGGGCTTGGTAATGTTACAAACGAAAGCAAGGCTACAATGTTTACAAATGCAACCTTTACGGGAACGTTTGCAACAGCGGCAGGTGCAATAGGTAACGCATCTTTAGCCAACGGAGCAGTAGCTAATTTAAGTGGTACAAATACAGGTGACCAAACAACTATAACGGGAAATGCTGCTACGGCAACAGCTTTGCAAACTGCAAGGACAATAGGTACAACAACAGGCGATGCAACAAGTGCAGGAAGTACTTTTGATGGAACTGCAAATAACACAAATGCTTTAACACTTGCAACCGTTAATAGTAATGTAGGCTCGTTTGGTTCGGCAACACAATCACCAACCTACACCGTTAATGGTAAGGGCTTAATAACAGCGGCAGCCAATGTAACAATAACACCAGCGGTCGGTTCTATATCTGGACTTGGTACGGGTGTTGCAACGGCTTTAGGTGTTAATACGGGTAGTGCAGGTGCGGTAGTATTATTTAATGGTGACGCAGGAACGCCAAGTGCTTTAGTAGGTACTAATATTACGGGTACGGCATCGTTAAATATAAACGGAACAGTGGGTGCAACAACTGCAACAACGGGTGCTTTTACAACAGCAACGGCAAGTACAAGCGTTAGAACGCCGTTATTGATAGGTGGTACAACAACAACCTCACCACTAACATTTAAAACAACCACAGGCGTAGGTGCAACGGGTGCAAGGCATATATTTCAAGTGGGTAATAACGGTGCAACTGAAGCAATGACTATTTTAAATAATGCGAATGTAGGGATAGGGATAAATAGCCCCACATCTAAATTTCAAGTTTTTGATAGTACTGTATTTGCTTATAGTGCTTCTCCAAATGTTTCTGCTAAAATAGGTGCTTCGGGTACAGGTGGAAGTTTCATAGTTAACACTCCAAGTGCGAATTCAACTTTTGAAAGTGGTCTTGCAATAGACGGAACATATACAGGTGGAAAAACGGTTGTAAATTTAAACGCTTTTGGAGTTTATTCAGGAGGTCCGTATAGTGCTGATTTAGCTTTTAAAACATCAACAACTACTACCTTGTCCGAAAAAATGAGGCTTACAAATACGGGTAATTTATTAATTGGAACTACAACTGATGCAGCATCTTCAATATTAAATTTAACCTCTACAACTAAAGGCTTTTTACTACCTCGAATGACAACAACGGAAAGAAATGCAATAGCATCACCTGCAACAGGATTAAGTATTTTCAACACAACTTTAAATACAAACGATACCTACGATGGAACGCAATGGCAAAGATTTGGTGCTTCAACATCTATTACAGGAACTGCTGCAATAAGTACAAGTCTTACCACTCCGTTATTAATAGGTGGTACTACCACAACTTCAACAATTACTTACCAACCTACATCTGGAGTTGGAACGACAGGTGCTGACCATATTTTTAAAGTCGGTAATAATGGTGCAACAGAAGCTATGAGAATATTGAATAACGGTAACGTAGGAATAGGTACAACGCCAACGGGTGTTAATGGTAAATTGCAAGTTTCTGGCAGCATAGGCTTATCGGGTAATTCCGAAATAAGACAAAATACAAATGGCGATGGTAGCACACTTAAAATTTTAGCAACACAACTTGTAGTTGGTAGTAGTAACAGTGGTGGGTACGGTTATTCAGGTGGTGGTTTAATTGCACCTGTATCTGCATCCGATGCTCTTTTATTATTAGATGCAGGTAGGACCACCTCAACAGACGGTAGGTTTAAATTAGCAAATACCACATCAAGCAACACAAGTTTATCTTTAGAAAAAAACAGTGTAACTACTTTATTTGCTTCTACTAATGGAACAGTAGGTGTAGGTACGGCAACACCAGCAGCATCTTCAATATTAGATGTTACAAGTACTACTAAAGGTTTTTTACCGCCACGAATGACAACAACAGAAATAAATGCTATTGTATCACCAGCGGCTGGACTTGTAGTGTATAACACAACTTTAACAGTTTTATGTTTTTATGATGGAACGGCTTGGAAAAAAGTAAGCCATTCAGCAATGTAAAATAAAATAAATTTTTAAAATTATATTAAAATAAATAAAATGAAAAAAGTATTAATAGCACTTAGCCTTTTAATTTCGGTAACAGCCTTTGCACAAGATAGCACCTATAACGATGCTATAAGATTTAACCTAACAGATAGCGTTGAGGATGGAATATCTTTAAAACGTAAAGCTACATTTGAGGCACTAATTTACAACCAACGTACAAAAGAAATTACTTTGCAATTTAAAATAAAATTTAACGGTCAAACTCAACAAGTAATGTTTGCAAAGTCTTATGGAAAAGAATTAACATTTACTAATAATGAATACGTAGTAAGTAGCACAGGTGTTTATGTTGGTAGCATAACCGATGTATTAGCATTGTATGGCGTACAAGAGGATAGCAACTATGTAAAACTACCTAATGGCAATTATCAACTAACAACGCCTTGTATGGGGTATTATGATTATTTGGTTAAGGGTTTTGATAGCAACCAAAAATTACAAAATATAATAAAAGCTATTGGAGTGGCAGCAGGGCAAAGTGGCAAACTAAATTAATAACAAATTTAATAAAATATAATGATGGCTTTAGGGGAAATAGTAGGTGCAGCAATAGGACTTATAACAATGGCAGGAAGTGTGGTATTGATATACGTTTCGCACGAAAGGAAAATGGCTATTAATAAAGCTGAGATTAATTATTTACGAATTGATTTAACAAAAGTTGAAAAGAGAGTACAAGACTTGGAAGATAAGTTAGTAAATAAGATTGATAGTATTATGGAAAAACTTAAAGAGATTGAAATTAAAATAGCAGAAAAACATTAAAAAATAAATATATGAGTATAAGTACAAAAAACAAATGGGCAAACGTATTTACTATTTTAGTAGTATTTTTTACAGCCTTTCAAGGTGTAATACCTACAATGCCAATAAGCAATGCAACAGCCATAACTATTATAAGTGCCGTTACAATGTTTATGGTAACTGGCTTAACAACTTGGAAGCAATTTTTAAGTAATGAAATTGATAATGCGGCTATGAAACCTACGCTTGTATTGGCTTTAGTAGCAACGTTTGGAGCATTAAACGATATGTTTACTATCGTTGATATTGGTGCAGTTGCTAGTCAATGGCTACGTTTTGTAATTACTTTGATAACAATGTTTTTGAATGTTGTAAGTAAAATGTTATACCCTACTAACAACACTAATAGCACAATATAAAAATACTATATGTACCCAGTTAAAATAACAAGATTAGCTTTAGCGTTACTTTTTTTATCTGTTGTAATTATATTTTTAACTCTGCTAACGAGTTGTAGTAAGTACACTTTGCCTAAAGCAGAGTATCAAGTTAATAAGGCTTATTTAACTTATCCGCCAATGGTAGCTACTAAGACTAGAGATTGGTTTCCTTGCATTGTAAATAAGAATGATACTATCATAACCTATGTAGATAGCTTAATTTACATTGATTGCCCTAGTATAATTAATGGAACTGCAAACGAATATATAAGCAGCGATACGGTGTACATCAACAAAATAGTAACACAAAATAAAGTGGTTAAAGTGCCTGTATACTTACCTATAAAGACCATAACGGTAATACAAAAGATTGAGGATAGTGCAAAGATGTTTGTATTAAACGATGTTTTACAGGCGGTAGAAAATGAAACGGCAATCTTAAATGATGACGTTAAAAAGTTAGAGGCTAAGGTTGCAAAGAAAAACAAATATTTACTTTACCTTTTAATTGCACTATTGGCAAGTTTTGGAGTAAATTATATACAGTTTAAAAGAAAGTAATATTGCTAAATAAAACCACTTTTAACAATAGGTTAAAAAGCTTTGGTGTATTCCAATCTGCTACTTTATTACAAGTTAACGGATGCAGCGATATTATAGACGCTTTTTATAATGCTAAAGGAACTGATTTAAGAAAGTTAGCCTACATATTAGGAACGGTGTATCACGAAACGGCAAAGAAGATGCAGCCTGTAAAGGAGTTTGGTGGCGAAAAATATTTACTATCAAAAGTTTATTACCCTTATTACGGTAGGGACTTAGTGCAAACAACTTGGAAAGCTAATTACGAAAAGGTTAAAAAGTTTACAGGTGTTGATGTGGTTACCAACCCAGAGCTTATTGGCATTATGCCTTTATCTGCTAGAGTAGCTGTGGTGTTTATGTTCAAAGGTTTATACACAGGTAAGAAGTTAGAAGATTATTTTAACGATAAAGTCGAAGACTGGGTTAATGCTAGGCGTATAATTAACGGCATTGATAAGGCAGCAGAAATAGCAGCAATAGCACAAAAGTTTTATGAGTGTTTAAAATAATAAATTTTTATATTAAATAAAAGTTTATGTTTGCTTAACTAAAACCAAGTATAATGAAGTCAACACAAACAATGGTTGGAAAAATAGTAGTTGAATACTTACAAAAATACCCCGATTGGTTTCCCACTTCCACACTTGCAAGAATTATAACAAAAGAAAACCCACACACCTTTGACCTAGTTGAAAACGCTAGAACGGCAATAAAATATTATAGAGGTAGCGGTGGTGCTGATACAAAAAGACTAAGCGAAAAATATAAAACTACCGACAAGGTTAAAAGAAACTCCAACCCATTTGGTGTTCCTGCTACTTGGACAAAAGAAAAAAGTATTTACAAACTACCTATCGGTTTAAAGAAGTCAGGTTTTATAGCAGACTTACAAGCCCCATTCCACGACCCGAGAGCAATAGATTTATGCTTTGATTATTTAGTTAAAGAAGGTATTGATAGCTTAATTATTAATGGCGATTTGGTAGATTTTTACGGCATAAGTTCTTTTGAGAAAGACCCACGCCAAAGAAAGTTTAAGGATGAATACGATAATATTATTTTAATGCTTATGTATATTAAGCAAACGTTTCCTAATATACCAATTTATTACAACTTAGATG